GATATTTCCTTGTTAAAAAGTTGCTGCCACAGGGAACCCGGCAACGGTGGCTTCTTTTAAAACCATATCAACCGAACGGTGAACGCATTTACCATCCAGCCAATACTCTACCCATTTGATATTTTCGTGTTGATTGTCTTCCTCACCTGTTCTTTTTTCAAGCAGGGAGTCATCCATTTCGCCGTGAACAGTATTTATCAACATTATGAAATCCTTATGATTGCTGAAGTGTTTGATGGGTTGGGGAACTGTACAGTAAATGTGGAGTTTGATGTTTTATCATTTCCAAAATCTAAAACACATACTGCCGGGTTACCACTACCACTTTGATAGATTAAAGCGCCCCGGGCTGTCAACGAAGAAGTCCATACTGCGTTGTTAAAAGATATATAAGCTGTTGTGCCAGTCCCTGATCCTACCGTGGGAGTTTGGGCAATTGTGAGCGCCAAGCCACCAGCCGTGTACCCAGAAGCCACAACTTCACCCGAAGACGTATAAGCCGTGGTAGTGGCATCAAGCGTAGCTGCATTGGTATAGAGCGCAATATAAAACGTCCCTGAAGTGAAGTTGAACGTACCGTTCATCAGGCCAGTTTTGAATGTATTGCACGACCAATTTCCTGTGAAAGCCATTATGTCACCGCCTGTCTATACTGACCAGAACGATACGCATCCTGACGTTCCATACCATCACCCAGACGTTTAGCCAGTGCAAGAGCTTCCTTGTATTTGCCATCGTATAACGCAATCATGTCTTGCTCACCCTTCATAAAGGTGTAAGCCTCAACAAGTGACCCATATAACAAAACAGTGTCAAAGTTGTCCCCAAGCCAAGTCTGACCACCAGATACAGTAGTGATGGACTCAGGGTAAAAATAGTAGTGAAGCTCTACGTTATATGACGCATCGGGTGTTGGGCCAAGAATAAAAGTTAATTCTTTGAGATCTGTTGATTGAGGCCCAAACAACGCATAGTATTTTGGAGAGCCAAGATCGGTTGCTTTTGGGTAAGCCTGCCGGATAAAGTTTACATCTTTGTTCAACAAGAATTCTTGCCCATCAGCGGTTTCGATTGCTATTGAATACACAGCCAAAAAGTCTGTTGGACAAGCCAAATATTTATTACTGGTTGTAGTAACCCCAGTTACATTCTTGCGGATAGATGGAAACTGAACTGAGTTGTATATACGTTGTTCAGCCTGCGTGATAAACGTGTTAATCTGCGTAGTTGCAGAAACCGTGCTACCACTCGCAAGATATACATCGGGGAACTGATTCTCCGTGTACGTCTGAATAGTGTTATACAACGTCGTGTAGTTCATGCCATCGGGCCTCTTGCCATTACGCCTTTGGTAGCTGCGCCATTACCGCGAGTTTTGATACCTGTTGTTTTAGGTTCACCAGCCATACCATAGCTCACACCATTTGGCACGGGGTCGGCAACGCCCACATCCTTAGCAGCTTTTTCATTTGCATAAGGAACCTTTGGAATTTGACCAGACACAGGTTTGCCAGACATATCATGTGGGGGCGCATAGACAGCGGCACTGCCGACTTCTTTGCCCATTCGTTTGTCGCTGAATTTAGCCATCATTTACCACCTTGATTATTGGCACGTGCCATATTACGACCAACGGATTGCATTTGGTCAGTAGTTACACCACCCTTTGCCATTTTTTTAACATTGCCACCTTTTTTAAGTTTCAAAGCAGTGCCCTTACCGCCTTTATGCTCTTGGGCATCGTGTTGTTTAAATGCTTTTTTAATAAGGGCTTTGTCTTGAGCTATGTCGTCTTTGCTTGATTCCATTTTTGCCATCATTGACTCCTTAAGTTGTTGCTACCGTGACTGTACCAATTTGCACAGCCATTGCCAAGACATTTGGCGTTAATCCTGCATCTGAGCTTTGTGCGCCACCCACTGGGTTCCATCCCCACTGGAAGATACGACTACCACCTTCATTCGTCCCTGTGCCAAGAAACCCCGTACCAGCCGTTGGATCAATTTGCACACCGCTCGTACCTGACACCACGTAACTGCGATCAGGGCGGGGATTCCGCAAAGCCTGTGGGTCATCTACAGGCCACATACCCAATTGCAACTGAGGATGGTCAGGATCCCAACATGTAGGGCAAACCAACAAATCGTACTTCTTTGTCTTGATGATCTCGGTTTTGAGCACCTTCAACAAAAAACGCTGCCCACAACGATCACATTCTGCAATCGCTCTTTTGCCAGCAGCAAAACGATTACTCACCCTTTATCTCCCAATGTAGGTTTGACGGGGGACAAGTCTCAAAGCTGCTTTCTCATGATCTTCATACGCTGCCATTTCCCAAGCCTCGTCATACTGCGATTTCAACATCGGTATACGTTCTGCACCGGGAGGGATCTTCATAGCAAGGTAGTACGACAGACCAGCCGCCATACAAGGAATAAAACGGAATGGTACGTCCATCACATTTACACCACCACCAGCGTCCTGAGTACGTCGCAGTCTCCAGTAAACAAGTTGATACTGTTGTGCATTGTCTGGGGTAGGCCACACAGTGATTGCAGGGACTTGCTGCCAGTACACGGTTGCACCTGCGGTATGAGCCGCCGCTGTTGTGTTTTGCTGTGCACGGAAGCAGTTATATAAGATGTTCCCATCAATATAGCTGTAGTTAATTATCTCGTTGTCAATTTTGACAAACCCAGCGGCAGGGAGTCCAACTACTGAATCCAATGTAATCTGAGTAGAAGTTGCCGTGATTGTTGTAGACAACAAAGCACCGGCGGGGGATGTCATGCCGTTATAGCGTTGAATCCAAAGTTGGATTGGTCTGGCTTGGGTAATCTTATTAGGGATAGTGGCATAGGTAGAAACACTGATCCGGGTGATGGTCAGGTCAGCCTGAGTGGATGCCACATTTGCCCCAGTGCGGATAACGTGTTCCAGCAAATCAATTGTGTCGTTGGGCAAGGGGTAAGTGTTTTGCCCCTGAACCAGATCAATCGTGCCAGTTTCAATTGTCCACAAGTTGATGCCACGGTTTGCCCAATCAGCAAACATGATGTTCAGACTGCGCCTTGCGGTACGCAGGTCATATCCCGTGCGTAACTCACCACCGGCGCGTTCAAACGCCTCCTCAACCAATTCAGAAAGGTCGAGGTTAAACGATACTGCGCCGGAGGTATTTGCCATTACTTGGCTTTCTTAGCCTTAACTGGCTTTTCTTCAGCGGCAAAATGAGCTTCCACTTCTTCTGCTGTGGGTTCAATTAAATCCACTGGTTCGGGTTGGGGGAGTTGACCTTCAACTTTGGCAATCAAGTCCAAAATAGCTTGGTCATCAATACCAAACATAGCGGCGTACTGATTAGCTTTACCGCGAAGGGCACTCAGAACAAGTTGATCTTCTTCGGGGGTCAGAGTAAATTGAGACATGATGTTTCCTTATTTCATTTTTTTAAGGGTTTGAGCAAGACGGGCACGTTGACCCAACTTACCCGGAGCTTTTGCAGCAACGGCAAGTTTTTTGGCTGGGATTGGTTTATCGCCTTTCACACCCAATTCAGCACGTAAAGCGCCGGGTTTCTTGATTGCTTTTTGAATCCACTTTTCAGCCATTATATTTTCTCCATAGTTTCGTACGCCTTTAAAAGACCTTGTAGACGTTGAATTTCTTTGTCTCGCTCTTCCAGCTTACGCATGAGGCTATCACTCATATCTGCCCACATTGCAATTTGTCCCATGCGTTCTTTGTGGTCTCTGTGCATAAGCTCGAACATGCGCTCGGAAGCTTCAAGTTGTTTTTGAATGAAAGAAATCATTATCTAAATCCTGCTGTTTTCTTTGCCACTTTTGGTGGTTGTTTTACGAATTGCTTTCCGGCGGCTTTACCTGCGCGTTTGGCTTTGGTTGTCGCAGCATATTCAGCAGGGCTGAGGCTTTTAATTGCAGCTTCAGGAAGGTATCTTTCACCTGTGTCAGAAGATTTTTTACCACTTTTGGTTCTCCATTTTTGATCGCCCCAATCCTTCAGGGATTGTTGCGGTTTAGTTAATCCACCACCAGCTTTTTTCTTCACACTTGCACAATGCGCCTTTTCTGAAAAACCTTTTGGGCTATCACAGTTAATAGACGCTTTACGCTTGTCAGACCATTTAGTCACGATACCCACCACCTGCGGCTTTGTATCGTTTAGCCATCACTTGAGCCTTACGCGCTGACCACTGACCCGCACCTGTACCTACAATTGCCGCAGCTTTGACGCTGTTGAAAATCCGTTTGCGTAAATCAGGTTTGGTGTAATTACCTGCCTCGTTTACTTTGGATTTTGTTTTGCCGCCTTGTTTCATGTAACCCATCTTGTTACGCACTTCTGTGGGCAACTTTGATAGACCAGTGTTGTCTTCAGGCACTTCTTTTAACTGTCCGCCTTCAGCGTACATGCCCACATCTTGTGGTTTGTCCTTACGATGGATAACTTTTTTCCCCGGCATCTTCTTGGGGTTGATTGCGCCCATGCCACGGGAAGCCATCATTTTTTAGTCATCCCACCGCCGCACATCACCATAGTGCCACGAGTCTTACCACGTTCACAACAACCATCAGCACGGCGGGAAGCGGTCATGCCACCTTTGGCAAATGCGTTACCCATTTCCGTCTTGGTGGTGGGTGCAGTCTTTCTCTTTTGGTAATCTTCTTCGTCTTTTGCTTCCTGCAT